TTGTTAATTCTTTAGATTTATTAGGATTTTTTTCTCTCCATTTCTTGTGACGATTATAAACCCATTCAGGATTTTTTTTAGTCCAATTTCTGGTTAATTCTAAAACTTTTTCAGGATTATTTTTACGATAACTAACACCTCTTTTATTATTACATTTTTTACAAGAATATAACAACCCATCTTTAGATGATTTTGAATTACCAAATTCACAAACTTTTTTTTCTTCTTTACATTTAGAACAAACTTTAGTTTCCATTTTTAATATATTCTTTTAATAATTTATTAACAAGGGAAGATAAATTTATAGATTTATCTTTAAAGTATTGTGGTAGTTCGGGGTCAATAGAGACCGCAATCTTTACTTTTTTTTGGTCCTCTTCAATTTTTTTTCTTCCCATATAAATAAATATCTATAATAATAGTAAAAGTATGATTATTATGATTTTTTTAATTTTCTTCTTTTTCTTCTTTTAAATCAAAATCTCCATCAGTTCCAATTATATCTTTCCAATAATCAGCATATTCTTTTTTATATTTTTCAATATTAGTTTTTTCTTCAGTAGAGTCTTTACCAGCAATAAACCCGTGTGGGGTTACAATTATCTTACCATCATCATATCCAAGTCCATTAATATGATTCTTCATAACAGAAACTTTTGTTCTTGACGCAAACTTAATAGTTCGTTTATCTTTAGTTGCGGTAATTTTAGTAGTACCAGCACCTTTTTGATTTCCAAATAAAAAAACCAAGGATGAATTTAACCAAATCGCCTCTCCTCCTTTTGCCTTAATTTTTGGTTGTCCAAATGGATTATCAGGAAGCTCCACCCATGGTTGGTTTACAATAATTAAAGTATTTTCATATTTAGAATCCGATTTACGAGAACCTGATATTCTTTGATTAATACCCATACCAATTTTATCCGCTAAAGCAGCTGCATTATGTTGTTTACCGCCACGACCTTCAAAGGTCATTTTACAAGGTACACTTCCAACACTATCCCACATTATACATAAACTATAATCTAATTCCCCTTTCTCTTGAGCATCTAATAATTCGTTTATATAATCTGTAATTTGTTCAATGTATTCAAAATTGTTATTTATGATAAAAAATCCATCCCAATCAACCTCACCCGTCTCTTCATCAACCACTTCTTCACATTGAAGTCCCATAAGTTTAGCATGTTCAAAACTCCATTTCTGTTCTGTAATAATGAATACAGGAAGAATACCTTTCTTTTGAGCATCAACCGCAGTTTTAACTAATGCCGTTGTTTTACCCGTATCAGAGTGACCCAATAACATATTCAAATGCCCAATAGCCGGACCTGGTAATCCCACCGCATCCAAGAAGTCAGGACCCAAATCAAAAAATCTTTGTGGTTTATATTTTGCAGATGTTGAGAACTTTTTCTTCAACGAACTGAAATCATTTTTCTTTATTGCCATAATTTTTGTTTTTAATTAAAAAAAACATTCTCAAGGACGAAATGTCTTTGAGAATGTCTTCGATGAGTTATTATTAAAATGGGAGGTCCCCATCGACCACATCATTTACTTGAGGGTCAACGATTGTTGTTTTTGTTTCTGTTTTTTTAGAGCCACCCATAGTTGTGGTAGATTCTGTATCATTACCATAAACATATCCACCTTTCTCACTATCCCATTTTGGAGTTTCTCCACGAGCGATAGCTTCAAGATATTCAACAGGTTTTTTAGAATAAACATCCAACCAAGTCAATTCATCATTAATCCAAGAGTTAGCTTGTTCTTTTTCTTCATGAACCTGAGTCGGGTCATCATACATAATCGTCGACACACTTGTATATTCTTTACCTGCCGGTGTTTTAGACTTTGCAAGTTCAATGATAAGGTCACGACCTTTTTCAGGGTCTGTGATGTCTCCTTTGTTTCTCCAAATAGGAATAATCTTATCCAAGATACCATCATTTTTATAGTTATGTTTAAATCTCCAAAATTTTGGTCCATCCGCTTCATTATCTCTATCGATAACTTTAACGATGTAAAATTTACGAGATTTATATTGTTTTGCTAATTCTTTGTCAGACTCTTTGCCCGTAGACATCAACTCCTCATAAACTTCGTTTAATGGAGAACGCTCATTGTCATTCTTTCCCGGGTCATAGAATTTTTGCCATTGTCCACCTACTTGGATTTCGTGATACCAAGCTTCTTTAAATGGTGAACTACCATCTTGTGTTGGTAGGATACGAACTCTTCGTTGTCCTGATTTTTCTTTTTCCCCAAGAATAAGAGCGAAATACTTTTTCATTCTTTCATCTTGAGACATTTTACTTTGGGCCCCGCCCCCTGCTTGTTGTGCTTTTTCGTACTGTGCCAATACGGCGTCTAATGAACTCATCATGTGTTTTAAATTTTAAATGTTATAATAATTAAGTTAATAATAACTGAAATTAGTCTCTTTGTCAAATAAAAAAAACCACCCGAAGGTGGTTTTTTTTTATTTATAAATGTTTTATTTATTTATATTGTAACTTATCGGTAAGTGTTCCCCCTTGAAATGAATTTTTGATATCATTTACATTTATGTCTGTCACATCATCTGATGTTAAAACATAATCATTTTTTCCTGTTTTTTCCATCTCCTCTTGTTTGTCATCAAAAAATTGTGATAGTTTTTGATTGAATGGGTATGAGTCATAACTTCTTAATTCTAATTTTTCTTGAGGTGTTTTTTCTCTATATTTCTCAATTTTATTTTCAAGTGAATTAAGTTTATTCATAATGGTATCCATCTCACCCAATTTTTGTTCCAAACTATTTAATTGATTAAATAAATTTTCAAAATAATCATCTTGTTTGGTTGAGATATTTTTTTGAGCATCGACCAATTCGGTGATGTCCAATTCTTCCGAATCAGATTCTTCACCTTCTTCAGATTTTCCTTCATCATCAATTTTTTCAACATCAGGGTCAGTTTCAACATCAATTGGTTGTGGTGTTGTATCTGCTCCGGGTGCCGGTGGTGTTGCTTCTGCTCCGGGTGCCGGTGGTGTTGCTTCTGCTCCGGGTGCCGGTGCTGTTTCAGCTCCAGGTAATGGTGCCGTTAAATCATCAATCGCATCTTGTTCTGTGATATAGTTATTAATACTTTTATATCTTTGGATTTCTTCTAATATTTTTTTATCTAAACTCATTTTATTATCCGTTTAATAATTGTTTAATTCCTCTAGATGTTTCTACTCTAACCTTTCTATTGGCAGTTGTTTGATGTCCGGCTCTTTCAATCAGTCCGTCTCTTTCTCTAACCACATAACAATCACCAGTATCTAAATCACAAACCTGTTTAGTTCCGTCTCCGTTATCTTCTTCAGAGTATCTAACTGATTTTCCAAGATAGTTGTCTAATGCCGTTTTTAAATTCATATAATTATTTTATATATAAATATACAACAAAACTAAATAAGTTAACTTGTTATAACCGTAAATGAGAATGTTTGTGAAATATCTCTAATAACATCATTAGGATTATTGGTAACATTGTAAATTACATTTCTGTCGAGAGGTTCTGCAACTAAAGTAATTTTACTTTGAATTTTAGTGTTTTTATTTACATCAATAACATAACTAACTCGTTCACTAACCGCACCTTGTATATCAACATCGGTAATTGAGAAACTTTGTCTATTTCCACTCACATTATTTTCAAACTCTTTTTCAAATGTCCCTTGTCCAATTTTCTCATCTACAATTGTATTGTTAGGCCCAACAACAGGTTTAGTTGCGGTCCATGTCCATTCAACATATTCAGGTAAAATATTCCATTGACCTGAGACAGGGTTGATAGTAATTACCATATTGGTGTTCCCGCCTGTTGTTTGATTTGTTGTTCTATTTGCAATTAATACAACAGGTTGTGGTTGAGTGTTGACATTAGGTGGTAATCCCGGAGGTGTTATTGGTGTGGATGGCGATAATTGTTGGGGATTATATGTAAATTTATTTTGACTCGTAGCATTCCCATTAACTCCTTTAACTATTATTGGATTTTGTTGTTGGACTGGTGTATTACTAAATGGTACCACAACACTAATATTAAATGAATTATTAATTGTTATATTACTAGTTGTTGTAACATTATTAATTGTAACTTCCGTTATTTGGTCTAAATCTTTACCAACTATTGTTAATATAGTTCCACTAATACCTGTTAATGGTGAGAATGATGTTATTGTAGGTGGAGGACAAGTGACCGTTGGGGTAGTTGTGTTCAAATTATTTTGTGGATTGGTTTTTCCGCTATTAGCGTTTTTAATATTTGTTTGTTGGGTTTTATCATTTTTTTGAATTTCTTTCGCATTTTCCACAGGTAATCCAAATAAACCAGCAGAACTATACGCGGCATTAAATGTTTTTTCTAATTCAGAATATTGACTAAGATTTTGGTTAAAATAATCTGATGTGATTGTATTTTGAATCGGCCAATTACAAACATAATATTTTGTAAGACCAATACCTGTTGTTGGGTTAATTATTTGTTCCAAATTTGGTCTTAATCTCGCAACCATAAAATTTAAGAAATTAGTTATGTTGTCAAAATGAGCAATAGGTTGTGAAGTTTTCTCCGGTGTTAAATTAGAGATATTAAGACACGAATATTTATTTTTTGAAAAGTAACTAACACTTTGTCCGTAATCATTGGTGGTCAATGTAATATTTGCAAAATTGTTATTAAACCCTTTAAATTGACTGGATTCAAATGTCTTAACATAACATATCATATAAATCACAACTTGTAAATAAGGGTCATTTGTTTGTTTTTTAATTTCATCAACTAATCCTTGAGGACTTAAGAATGTTTGCGTTGGAGTTTGAGCATCACCAAATAGTTGGAAGTTCGTTGATAGATTATTACGACATGAGTTAATTGTTGCAACAGTATTATTACCACTTTGAGTAACAAATTTTGATTTATCAATGTCTGTAATTCCAATTCCTGTTTTAGCGTCTTTAGAATTTCTAATTACACTTTCAACTTTGGTTAATAAATTTTGGTTAACACTTTGAAGGTATTTGTCTATTGATGGTAAATTATATATCCCTTGTCTCGTACCTGTAAATGTTGTTTCAAAATTACCAGGTGTTATTGTATGATTAACTTCCGTAATGAAATATGGTCCGTAAAACATTGGTACATTTCTCAAATTGAAATACATTGTTGGTTGTAATAGTGCATTACCCAAACATTGTACGGCACATTGGTAACTTCTATTTTTATAATAGTTATATAACCCGTTATTCTGTGTTGTAACATTTCTACCTGATGCCTGATTAATCATATTAATCTCTGCTTGTATGGCTTCACTAGTTGCCTTTCCTGTATCCATTGAGATGTTTAACGAGTAAAAAACATTTTGACTTCTAATTCCAGCATCAACATTAAATCCAACACATTTATTGGAAATTGCCCAATCTTTCTTATTTGTAATATCTTCAATCAAAGGGTTTTCTGAATAACGCCTTAAATCAAACCCATCATTTCTAAACCTTGAATTACTACTTTTAGATAAATCCAAAATTTCAGAAGGTTTATCAGCGAAAAAACAAACCATTTTTGGGCCTGACTCTCGATAATCAACATCGAGATATGTCCCCCACATTCTATCCCCAAATTCTAAACTTCCGTCGGCACTAGGTGTTGTAATTCCAGACACATCTTGCACATTATAAAAATTAACATATGATGGTAATGGCATAACATTGAATTTGTTCTTAATCAGAAGTCCACTTAAAAACGCAAAAACACTCATCTGCATGTTTAAGGCGTTCTCATTTAAGACATCCCTTAAATCAAAAATATTCAAAATAATTGTGTCTCCGATATTTCTTGAAGCCCTATCCAAGAATAAGAAATCTTCAAATAATGTTTTACTCGTATAATCTGAACCCGCA